GCTACGGAATCTATCGAGTAAGCCCACTTGTTATCTTTTCCAATCTAGCGTTTATCTTTTTAAGTTTATCTTTGTTTACGGAGTCTATGCTCCTTTTTAGTTTACGTGACCACGCATGCCCTGCATCGCCACCCATACGTTTCCACATAATATAGCCTTTACTAGGACGTTTCTTATTGTCAAAATTCTTACCTTGTGGATCTACTTTTTCATGTCTCCTGTAGTAAGTGTGTATCTTAATTGCAATCGGATGAGTGACTTCGGTTTTGTTAATTAACATCTTGTTAATCATAGCCGTAACCGATCCACCACCGTAGCCAAACTCCTTGTATAACTTTCGACCTAGCATAGCCTCCTTCTTTACACCGCTAGGTATAGTGTATTTCATTGTCTACTACCGTGTCTATATATGATTCTCTTGTTGCTAGGCTCGTCAACGTATTTTCGTAATACTGGCTCTAACAATCGTGCTGTACTCATGTTCTTTTCTTTAGCTATAATCTGAACCTTTTTCTTAGTTTCGTTAGTAATTCCAAACAATTCCAATCGAGTTCTACCCATATCTCTATGGGAACGTCAGTATATATACGGATATTTATACTTACCCATCATAACAATCACAAGGTATTTTAAGATCATCTTTAAAATCCATTAATGACGTTTGAGTAACTATAGCTCGTTTAAACCAATCTAATCTTTTTGGTTTATATTGTAGTAGCCCAAATTCAGGAAATCGTTTTGCTTGTAGTTCTAATTCCATTGACTTGTCATATAGTGCGGGAT